TCCAAACTCAATTCTAATAAGCGCACAGTTCGATTGAACGTGCCGCCATCGACCACTTGGTTGCCTTGAATAAAAGGCAAACGGCCTTGTAATACTTTACTCATCGCCTGCCATTTGGCTGCACATCTAACCGAGTGCCGCCTACCCTGAATCCAACGCCGAGTCTTGCGCCTATATCTCCATCGTCATCAGACTCAAAGCGCACAACCGCCTGCCTGCCACGAGCCCTAGCATCAATCTTAGTGGTGCTTGCTGTAAAAGCCGTAGTTTGATCAGTCGTCAATGAGTCGCCGGGGAAGTTGCGTGCCTTTATCACAAAGTTCATTGTTTGGTCAGAACCGCCGTCGCCTGTAAACTTAACATCTGGTATGCACCTGCGTATGAACTGAAACTCTTCTCCATCACTCAGGTCAAAGTCCGCGCTCTCGATGAAAACGTTGTCCATGGGAGAGCCGTCATCATCAAACCCTGTTTCATGCGAGAATATGTAGTTGCTGCTGCTAGATGCACCAGCTGCGCGAGGAAAGCTTTCAAGACCCTCATCAAGCCACGCTGTTCTAGAGAGATTGCCTATGGCCCAAGTTTGCTCAACGTAGTTGTAGGTCACATATCGATCAATCACCGTGTTCGTACCAGAGCAGTAGAACCAGCCCACTTCATCAAACTGCTTGTTCACGAAAGCAAACACCTGAAACGCCTGAGCCTCATTGAAGTCATCAAATACATAAGATCTGACACTGCATGGCACAGACTGGACGGCGCCTTGGTACGAGTAAAAACCTTTCTTGTCCATCCAAAACACACCAGCAGGCGTGTTGATTGAAGCATTCGGGCCAATAAGACTGACGCCTTCGTTGATTAGATTCAGGCCAAAGGTGAACGGAGCGCCGATAAACTGCAAACTGTAGAGCGCAACATCAGTCCACACGAGTGTCTCTTGTCTAGCTCGCAAGCCGCCAATAATCTGTGATCCTGCAGAACAGCGTAGAGAACCAGCCGTATTTGTGGATGTTGGGAACCATTCTGCCGGGTTCTCTTGGTCAGAGAATGCAATCAATAGCGGGTCAGACGTACCTGTCCTTGCAGTGGCTGTATCGTTTATTGGGTCTGCACCGAGAGCAATAACGTGTCGGTCTACATCAGAAACAAGCACTTGCAACGCAATCGTGGGCGTAAAGTTCGCGCCTGTTAAGTCTGCAATATCTACCGCTCTATCTGTTCCCAACGTCTTTGCGCTTGTATCCCAGTAATAAATCCGACCTGCCCGCACATTTGCTATCAGGTCTTCGCCAAAACTGTCTAAAGACCAAAGCCGAAGTTGATTCAAAGAACTCAGCGCGCTTGATGAGCCCCAGGTGCCTGAGCCCCATGTACCAGCGCCCCAACCTGTGCCAGCAACAAACACATCAAGGCCGACATTAATTTGATATGCGCCTACTGTTGAGCTACCACCATTGCCACTGTCGCTGCTGTTAGCCGTTACCGTTGCGCCAGAAGTGTCTTTTGCTGTAATGACATACACGCTAGTACTGGTAATGGAATCGATTTCATACTCTTGATTCAACACGGCAGCAACGATATTCCCGCCAAGTGAAGCAGCGCCAGAAAAAGTTACGAAGTCGCCTTTGGCCGCACCATGAGCAGTGTCAGTCACGTTGATTGAGCTTGACCCATCAGTTGCACCAAACGTTACATCGCCTGCAGATGTAGTAGAGCGTATAGGGGTGATGTCGTTGTAGTTTGCACCTGATTGTATGTAGAGCTTGGTACGAGTGCCCAGGCCTAGAAGCTTGGTGCCAGATAAAGAAGTCCATCCAAACAGTTTTCTGCCAGTACCATTGAATGAAGCGGTAACAAACTTAACCCAGCCACCTATTTTTTCAGGCAAACCTTTGCGAAATCGAACAAGATTGCCGTCAAACCAACCGCCTTCAGCAGTGTAATCAGTGCCTTCTTTGTTGATGCCAGGGTTAAATATGTACTTCTGCAGGGGCATTACTGATACTCGCCGTCGCGGATCATTTCAGTAACACGGATGGCTCTTGTACCAACTTGCTGCGCCCACTTACTATCCATGAATTCGTCTGCCGCAATGTCAAACTGCTCGCGCGACATGGCCTCTAGCGCCTTCACAAATCCCCGTAGACGGGTCAAGCCAAGGTTGAAGCACATGTCGATCATTGCGTCTTGACGCGCTTCGTTAATGCCATTGAACCAGAAGTATGTGTCGGCAAGCTCGCTTTTTACTCGCGCTATATCATTCGCAAGTAAGTATTCGATCTCATCATCAGACAGCCCAAGGCCAGACTCTGAGATATTTCTGCCTACACCTATAGTTTCAAACCCCTGACTGCATTTATAGACTTTAGACTTGACGCCTTCATGGCGCTTTATCATTTCGACTAGCTTGCTCATCACCTCTCCCGTGCTACGGAGTTGACCTTCTCGTATGAACGCATAGCGCCGAGACCTAACATTCCCATCATAACGGGCACAAGCAGCGTTGTATCTACCTCTGGTACATCCACCCAGATGCTTATTATGTTGGCGATGATGGTGTTGTAGAGCAGGCCCAGCGCACAGATCCAACCGATTGCCGGGCGCCACCCAGCAACAAACAAGCTCTTATGTGCCGCCTCCATCTTGTTGATTTCAAGCTGGCCCTTGAGCGCCTCATGAGAATGTTTTTCACTCATGGTCGCTATTTCATGGGCAAGTTTTGCCTTCTGATCTTTGTCCTCTATGAACTTGTCCAGCAGTCCTGTGACCGGCCCAACTAGCGATGCAACAATGCTCATAATCTATTTCCTATTTTGCCATGCAGATGCGCCAAAGAACGCGGCGACCAGGCCTGCGATTGCCACGAAGTACGTTGCAGCCATCGAGCCCAGTATATTTGCTGCTTGCTCTAGACCTATCCAGCTACTTACAACAACAAGGCTTGGGTATAACAACATGCCCCATAAGGCAAACCAAGCCATGTATCTTTGAGACTGAGCCTTTTCATGCTGTAGTTTTAACGCTTGTAGCTGCTGGCTTGTTTCTAACTCATCATCGCTAACCACGCCATCACCATCCGTGTCATAGCTAGCATATTCGCTGTCTTGTTCTAACTTCTTTGCTGCCATGTCAGTCGTAGAATCGTATGTTTGGTCGTACTTTAACAGGGATGCAATAGGCTGTAATGTTTTGCTGGTTGTTCAACCTTCTTCTCTCTACAGGTTTGACCGTCCCTTGTTCTAGCCAGTAGGCAAACTGATTGCACCTGTGAATATTACGAAAATGAAACTCTCCAGCCACTTGCTCGCCCTCTACTAACATGACCAGCAGAAACGCCATTATCATCCGTAAAGCCTCAATATAATTGCAAAACCCCCAGCGATTATTGTTCCGCCCACAATTAGGGTGGTGCCTCCAACTAGGATTTGGTTTATGAGGTGTTGTCGCTCTTTTTTCTTGCGAGCAATCATTCTCAGGTGTTCTTGTCGGTCAAGGTCTTGTTGCTTTTTTGCGGCCTTGAAATCATCAAGAAGCTTCGGATCTGCCACTAATAAGAGGTCATGGACGGACTGCCAATGGCGCTCATATTGGCGCTTGATCATCTGGAGCTTGAGGATTTCGTTTTGCGTGAGCGGCTTGAACGTGCTTTGTCGGCGCTCAGCCTCGAAGTTCGTTATGCCCTCGCCGAAGTCTGAGATCATCCCCATGACTTGGTGGACGCCTTGCCCGGTCTCGTTGCATTGAGCTATCAGCCCATTTAGGGCGGAGAGAGTGGCTGTGGCCGCAGCGATTGACTCAATTACCATTGGGGGTCACCCCATAAAAAACTGCGGCAAAGCAGCCGCTGCAATCAAGGCATATAGTCCGTAAATAAGATGCTCTAAGTGCTTAAACTTGGCAGAGCCTTCTGCAAGACGCTCTTCGATACGCTGATAACGCAAGGCGCATTCGCGCTCATGGGCGTTTACTTCGTTTAATGCTTGTTCGCCTTTGTCGCTCATACCGATACATTCACTCTCTGGGTAGGCGCTAGTGGTTGCGCTTCTACCTTGTTACCTTCTTTGGTGTACATAGTCGGTATGATTGTTTCCACCGCCTCTCGCACAGTCTCGCCTTCAGCGCCTGTCCTTAATCGCTCTTGCTTTTGTACAGCGACTTGCTTCCAACTGATTTGCGCTGTGTCATTGATGCTTACGTCCATCTTGCTGTCCCTCTACAGGAAAACAATTAATATTGGCAGCTACCGTCCTTCGTTCACCCTCACCTTGGAAGGGGTAAACCATGTGCTGCATCCATGATGGGAACATATATAAGCGCCCCACCTGCGGCCTGACTACAACATTCTGCGTAGGCTTCAGCCGTTCTCTATCCCATGTGCTGCTTTGCCCGTAGTTGAAGCAGAGACAACCATCTGACTCACCAGAGGCGTTATACAGCCCGTACTCTTGCGACCCCGGTCTTGGCCCCTGCACTATTTGAGGAGGCACCCTCGTCCAAGTCGTACAGCTAATGCCCATCACCGTCTTCGTACCGTGGTCATGGATCGGGTTGTAATCACCCTCGTAGCTATGTACTGACCATAGTTCATCCATTTCGACGTTTCTGTTACCGTCCAGCACCTGACCAGATTGGGCCATAAACTGGTTAATATACGTCACGCCCATCTCACACAAGAACCTAGAAAACGGTGCCAGCCTTGGATCTTCGTGATCCATAATAAGCTGCTCGCCTGTCTTGATCTGGCCAACCAGCGTGTGCGCTGCGCTAACCTTATCCTCTTGCGTAACTAGCTCATCAAGATAGTCGTTACACGAATCAACAAACTCTGTCGGGATGTCCAACTCCATCAGAAACACTGACGGTAGCGGGTGCATCTGATACTGAATCTCAGCCATTTACAGCTTCGACAGCAGCTTCTTCCTCGCCGTCTTCTGGCTCTTCTTCTGGTTCAACCAACTGAGCATCAGCTTGCACTTTGATCTTCATCATCAAAGGCCATGTGCCTGACTTACTTGGCATATCACCAAGGATTGCTAGGATTGCGTTGATCTCGTTTTCTTCTAGGTTGATTTGCACGGTCTGTTTTTCCTTATGGTGTATAGGCTTTGGCTGCGGTAACAGCAGAGTCGATGGCACTAAAGTCTTCTGAACCCCAATCGCCTAGCGCCTTGCCGTACTCTAAGTATCCAGCACTACGCAGTACACGCTCTTGCTTTTCAGCACCTGTAAGATCGTTGCCGAACTCGTTATCAGATGCCAACACACTGGTGATGACATTCGCGCCATCCAACATGGCTTGATACATTTTGGCTTTTTCTTCGTCGGTACGGGCTACTGCTTCTTCAGACATGATGTCCTCCTTATGATTCTAATGCGGCTACACGCGCCGTTAATGCAGTAATAATTGCGTCTTGGTCTTGGATGGCTTTGACAAGGATCGGGATGAATTTTTCGTACTGAAGACCGTACTGTTTGCCATCACCCGATAGCGATACCGTAAGGTTTTTCTTTTCTGCAATCTTGTATCCAGCCGCTTCCTCGAGCGCCAACACAGATTGAGCTTTGAAGCCAACGTCCATCCAGTCTTCTTTGTGCGTACCGTCTGGCGTTTGTGCGTCTAAATCGTAATCATCAGCGTATTTGTCGCCATATTTAGAACGCTTGTCCCAATAATATGTGACAGGTTCTAAGGCTTTTACAAAGTCCAACCCGAGGTCTAGGTCAACAAAGTCAGTTTTATCGCGTTGATCTGACGCTACTGTTAAAGCTACTTGAATGTGAGCACTTGTAATATTTTCATCAGCTATATGAATTTCATTACTGTGAGTAGTTACAACACCGCCGGGGCTTCCTGTGCGTCCTGAGTCATGGCCTAAACATAAGTTATTAGAGCCACTTGTAAGATCTTCTAACGCAAATATACCTATAGCGGTATTGTCATTTCCAGTAACAACAGCATCTCCCCCTGATCCATACCCGACAAAAACATTGTTAGACCCTGTAGTCATTTCGTCGCCTGCAAGACTACCTATGATGGTGTTGTTGGCTCCTGTGGTGACTGCATCTCCAGCAGCGTATCCAATAGCCACGTTGTATGCGTTTGTCGCGGTAGTGAAGTTTTGGTTTTGAAGTGCAGATCTGCCTAAAGCTGTTGATCGACTTCCTAGAGTATCTGCCGTAAGAGCGTTGTAGCCCAAGGCAACATTGTCTGAGCCTGTTGTGAAAGCATC